CGCAACCATGACTCTTTTATGGGTTGTGTGTGAATACTTCCCAATGGGGAGTTCAGGAACGAAACAAGAAAACCAACAAACTAAGCGTGGGAACATCCCAGCTTGGGCCACAGTTAATAGATCCACTGTTTGCAGGCCCTGCCAGATCCTAGGAAGTTTATACCTAGAATCTAACCACCTATTACTAGGCGGTTCTCCCTATTTAGTAGGGAGGGTACCACCCCAGCTTGATGTCGACGGCATGGGGACGTCCCTGACGTTCCAAGTGATTGATATCAAGAGGTTCAAGCCCCTGATAGAGCAAACACTTCATGAGGGCACCTTGACCACTGACCGGTGAGGCCGGCGGCTTGGGTGACACTACATAGCCCTTTACAAGGGGCCGATGAGTGCGGTGATCAATTTTCTGGGTTTCATACCCCAGATCGGACCACCTACCCAACACGGGAGACGTTGGACGCACAAGCGGATAATGGGGAAGAAAACCTTCCACCTGCTTGTCCAACCACTCAACAGTTGAACGGAAACCAGCCTCATAAAGGCGGTTCCGTAAACTTACGAGTGAGACGATCTCCTGAACATCAGACCGTGATGAGGGGAATTCCATACGTACGCGTTCGATAGAAACATCGACGCCCGCGAAAAATTCCTTTCCACAAGATTCTCTGAACTTTCCAGTCCAGAAGGATTTCGAGTGGTTCACCTTGTAACCGTATAGGTCAAGGCGATTCATCACGGACAGCACATAGTCTCGTGGGACAATTAAATCGTCCCCGTAGACTCGCACCGAGTCACGGAAGGTAAGTATATCCCTCCGTGTCAGGGGTCGGTTGAGCGCGTCTTGTATTCCTAAGAAGATGATGGTAAGGAAAACCATCGCCTCCACAGGAAACGTAAGCGCTGAACCCATGGACGCAAACTTGGCCAGGTGGATTACACCATGACCAGGTACATCTGCCTTCGTGGACCTGCAGTCTTGAATCCCTATAAGTAACTTAGGGAATCTCGAAAACAGGCTCATTACATGCAGATTGGAGACACGATCGGATGCTTCACTCAGATCGAGTGTAGCAAGGTCGCCAGAAAGCGATCCCTCCTTGGCCAAACGCTGATTAGGCGTTTGGTCCTGGAATCCGATCATCCCGAAAGCCGCATTGAGCCCGTCGCCAAAGAAATGGCCCGGGACTTCACGCCTTTCGAGAAGATCATAGAATGCATTGCGCAAAGCTTGCTGGCAGTATTGCATTGCCGTAGGCTCTATCGCAATGATTCTTGGTGTCTTCAGCGTCTTAGGTACAAGAGTAACCTTCACAGGTCGCTCTTCACCAGGTTCGAGGAAGTGAAAACGCGGTCTCGCAGGGTCCTGATACATCTCTGTATCAGAATACCTGGGATTCGGAATAGCATAG